GAGTATTATGGAATAAACTTTAATGTTCCACTTGACACAGAGATCAAAATGGGATATGATTGGTTAAATATGAAGGAGGTAAAATATGCAAATTAAATTTGTAAAAGAAATCCCTATAATTAATGGGACTTATAAAAAGGATACACCTGATAAAGAGATCGGCTATCAAAAATGGCAAGTTAAAAAAACATATGAAGTTGAAATGGAATATGAAATAGTTGCCAAAACAAAAGAAGAAGCTGAAGAAATCCTTAGTCATAAAGAACGTATTGAAGTTGAGGATGTTGATGACTATGGGGAAACTTTTAGAGAGACTATCAAAGGTAAGCATGTCAATGATTTGTCAGGTGATGAACATGTAGAGTGGAAAAAAATTGAAGAGTGTCTACCACGTGATGATGAAGATATAGATACAGGTAAAAGATTCTTAAACTATGAAGATCCTCATTGGATTTCAGATGATTATGAATGGGTTAAAAATGAAGACGGTACAAACATAACTAAATAGGAGGATATAATGTACTTAGAAAAAGCACATGTAAAAGTAATAGGAACCAAATATGAAGATGGACCTAGCAGAAAAGAAAAAAAAGGTGCAACTTTATCAGAGTTTAAATTTGATGATGGCATCTCATCTAAAGATTTATCTAAATTTTTAGAAAATTTACAAGAGGAACATCATCATAGATTTTGTGGTGAAGCTGTCTGTAATATAACAATAGATACAACACAGGAATAGTATGTCAGAAATACCTATATTAGATAAAGAGGTAGATGATTGGGGTAGTGATGAGCAAGAAGAAGCTTATGATAAACTCCAATCATTAAAGCTAGACTGCGAAGAGACACCTTCAAAGTTATATATAAACGAAGATGAAGAACTACAAAGTTACTTAATGTGGTTTGCTCGTATGGAAGGATTACCATATGAGATTACTGATGGGGAGACTAGAGTATGTTAATATTAGATATAATAATATATGGTTTAATAGGCTGGGTTTTAATAGGACTAGTTGTTAGAGGTATATGAAAATAACACTTGACAAATTAATAAAAATGTGGTATAAGCAAATCAATAATCAAGGAGGTTATTATGGAAAATAACATAACTAATATAAAAGAGATGTCTAATGAGCAGATAATGGAAGCCATTGGGCAAGATGATGGTTCAAGTAAAGGAGTAAATATTCCTAGACTTGGAATCAACAGGTCACCAGAAGATGATGATGGTAATCAACTACCAGTTGGTAGTCTATTCACATTTGATTCTAGTGTTGGTCAGAATGTATATGGTAAACCTATTACATTTAGACCATTCATAAGTGCAATGCAATACATGCACTATGATCCAGAAAAATCTGAGTATGTAAACAGATCTATTATTTTCAAGAATTGGAAAGAGGAAGCTGTAGATATACTTGGTGGTACAAAGTGTGGTAAGGTTCCATTTAAGGATAGAGAATCATTAACACCAGAACAATTAGCAGAACAAAGAACAATAAGATGTTATAGATTATTGTATGGTCTGTTATCATTTAAAGGAGTAAAAGCAAATGGCGAAGAACACACTGTTTCTAATCTGCCTGCTCTATGGAGGGTTACAGGTACAGCATTTTCTCCAGTTGGCTCTGCGTTAGATCAGATTACTAAACGTAAAAAACTTATGTTTACTACAACACTATCAGTAGAAACTAAGAGACAGAAAAAAGGTGGTAATGTTTATTACACACCAGAGATTACTGTTAATGCTGATGCTGGTTTAGAAATGTCTAAAGAAGATATGGAAACTCTTGGAGTATTTCAAGAAGTTATCACTAAAGAAAATACAGAAGTGATAGATCTATATAAAACTGCAAAGAAAAACAACTATGACACATCTGATAAAGATATGAAAAAAGTTGTGGATCAAGTTGAAGATCCTGTAGATGTACTATCATCATAATGAATAGTATACTTCTAAAAGTTCAAACGTATCTTGATAAAGTAAATAAAGAATCTATTGAAATATCAGATACACTAGTAGAAGAGTTTGGTGAGGCATGTAAAAGTGCCTTACGCAAACAATTCTCTGAAAAAAGAAGAGAAGGATTTAAACCAAGAATGTCAAGTATAGGTAGACCATTGTGCCAATTACAAATGGAAGCAAAGAATGTGAAGGGTGAAGGTCAACCATACAATGTTAAGATGAGAAATACTTTCGGTGATCTTATTGAGGCATTGTCTATATTTGTTATGAAATCAGCAGGGGTAGAAATAAAAGATGAGCAGAAAAAAGTTAAACTTAAATTTAAAAAATCAGAAATTGAAGGCAGGCTTGATGTTAAGATTGATGAGAAGGTGTGGGATATTAAAAGTGCGTCACCGTATTCATTCGATAGAAAATTTGGAGGTGGGTTTGAAGAAGTTGCAAAGGACGATGCGTTTGGATATGTACCTCAAGGATATCTTTATAGTGAAAGTGAGAAGATGCCTTTTGGTGGATGGATTGTAATTAATAAATCTACAGGTGAGTGGACAGTATGTGAAACTCCTATCAATGATGATGAGTACAGAGTTAAGGCATTAGCTAGTGCAGAAGAAAACATACAAGCTATTGAAAATAAAGTGCCATTTAAAAGATGTTTTAAAGATATAGAAGAAACATTCCGTACTAGAAAACGGGTAATAAAGTTTTGGGCATGGCGTGTACATTTTGCCCATACAAACTTCCTTGTTGGGGAAGTAAATTGCAATTGTTACCACAACAACAATCGCAAGGCAAGAATCCTAAATGGGTTTGGTATACTGAAGTAAATAATCCTAAGAAAGAGGAAACTTTTGAATAGAGATTATAACTTTAACTGGGTGGGGAGTAGTTTTGAGGGGTCTATTTTCCACCCTTATACTGATGATGTTATACTTTGTAATATATAAAAATAAAAAAGATAAAGAATTTAAAATGTTTACTAATGTTATATTCAATAATGAAAAAGATGCAGAAGAGTTTGGTAAAAAAAGTATGAAGAGAGGATTTGAACATAAAGTAGTAGAATATAATAATGATAATTATGAGAGGTATTGGTACAAATGACAAAGAAAAAATTTGATACATCAAATGCAATAAAAGTTTTAGTTACACCTTGGGATAAAGGTTTTACTTGTGGTATAGTAATGGATAGTAAAGCAGCAATGACTACAGAACAGTATGAATTATGTTCTACCATTGCAAGAGGTATGATTAAAATGGCAACATCCGATCCCCAAACTACATTTATGTATGGTCTTCGTGGTTTTGCTGATGATAAAAAAAGTAACAATAAAGATTTAGCTATTAATTCTGTAGCAGAATTTGATAGTGAAGATAATGTTATTGATTTTATTGAATACTTAAAAAACAAACGTGATAAGGAGTTAAACTAATGGCAACACACTTAGTTATAGGAGACCCTCATTGTACTCCAAAGGCAAGCAATGACAGATTTTTATGGGCAGGCAAATTTGCACATGATCTGAAACCAAATACCATAGTATGCATGGGTGACTTTGCAAGTATGGATTCACTTTCTAGTTATGATAAAGGTAAAAAATCATTTGAAGGTAGAAGATATAAAAAAGATATAGACCATGCTCATGATGCATTGGGTAAATTTAATAAAGGTCTTAATGGAAGACGACCAAGAAAAATCATGCTACTTGGTAATCACGAAGATAGGATAGATAGAACAACAGATGAAATACCAGAACTTGATGGGACAATTAGTACAGATGATCTTAAATTTAAAGAGTATGGTTGGGAAGTTCATGAGTACCAAAAACCTGTTGTGGTCGATGGTATATACTATTGCCATAACTATCCTACTGGTGTTATGGGCAAGCCTGTTAGTGGTGACAACATTGCTCGTTCTTTATTAATAAAAAATAAAGTGTCATCTACTGTAGGTCATATACATACATTTGATTATGCCATGTGTGCCTTACCTTCTGGTAAAAAACTTATGGGACTATCTGCAGGATGTTACTTGCATCATAAAGAAAACTATGCTAAGGCTACCCAACGAATGTGGTGGAGTGGGCTAATAGTTAAACGTAATGTAAATAAAGGAGAGTATGATCTAGAAATGATAGAGTATAATACAGTACGGAGAAGATATGGTAAAAGATAAACGTGTCTATTTAAAAAAGATAGATCATAGTCATGATATGTCATATGAGAATGAAGTTAAGTTTGATAATGTAAATTCACCTGCACATTATAAACATGGTAAGAAAGAAACTATAGATGTTATACGAGATTGTATGACTAGTGATGAGTACCATGGATACTTAAAAGGAAATGTTTTGAAATATGTTTCAAGATATAAATTTAAAGGAGAACCATTAGAAGATTTAGAAAAAGCACAATGGTATTTAAATAGACTAGTAAAGGAGGTCAAACATGGGGCAAGTTAAGCAAGCAATAATAGAGGTAGAAGACTTTGTAGCAGGTTGTTTAAAACAAGGTCGGACACTTAACCAAACAATAAGAGATGCAAAAGAATCTGTACAAGCTAAATTTAATCCTTACTTAGATGATGCTGATCTTATTGAGGATAAGTATTATCAATTTAGGGGGCAAGAATGAGAGAGGAATTTTTAGATGCATTGCATGATAAGTACACAGCACAAATATCTGATGCTAAAGCTAAAGCTTCTGTGTATTTAGATAATCCTGTTGCAATTGGTGAGCATCCTCAATTTACAGAAGAACTAGATAAACTAATAAATGTAATATCTACTGCAGAAGAAAATATAAAAACAATACATAAACACTTTGGAGAACATAATGACTAAAGAGAAAGGACAGAACAGTATAGGATCTAGAACTTACTTAATAGATTCTATGCAACTACAGGAGATAATGAAATATCTTATGACTAGACCATATGCAGAAGTTGTAAAACTTATGAATATGATAGTTGTATTAAATCAATTAGATCCTAAAATACATGCAGACTTTGTTAAGAAACAGGCGGAGGATGTGAATGCAAAAAAATAATATAAGTAAACATACAGGTTTATTATTTGAATTAAAGATTGGTCTCAATAAAGATAATGCTATTGTAATTGATTATGGTGGAAAGCCAGTGGGTAAAATAAGGGAGGCACTTAAAGATTTTAAATACCAAGCTAACTTATGTGCTGCAATTATTAATCATGCAAATTCTACTGGTAAAAAACTAGAGGATGATATCAAACAAATGATACAGAAGATTTAAAGTTTTGGTATAAGTGTCGCCAAAAAAAAGGCTCCCTAAAAGGAGCCCTTTATGTTGCCTGCTGGGGAGTCTATACGGCTCCCCTTTTTTATTTATTTTTTAATTTATATTTAAGTAAGCCATTCCGTATAATCTTTACCATTATATAATAATGATTGCTTTCTATTCTCTTCTTTATTATATGAGCAATGGACCCATCCGCTTGAAGGGTCATCTGGATTATAGAACTCTAATATAAGTTGATCATATATTAGGTTATTCTTAATGTACTTTGCTAATTCTTTATTGTCTACTCCAAACATTTCAAAATCTGCTGCTTCACCTTTAGCATGTTGGCTGTTCTTAGACGAGCCAATAGCTTCACATAATTCTTCTGATCTATATCCAGAAGTAATTACCATAGGTTTACCAAAGTTTCTACGTGTTGGTTCTAATATGTGTGTACATAGTTCTGTTAAATTTTCTATATGATCAAGAGTAGGTTTATTATCTATTCCTTTTCTTACAGCAGTTTGGGATTTTGTTAACTCTGATAAGCTAAAGTGTCCACTTAATTTCATATTATTGTGCCAATGGGTTAGATGTTGATACTTTAATTTCTTCTATTTGTACTTTTAATAATTCAATTTCTTTTTTATTTATTTGGCTAATAGTATGACCATGCTCAGTATCGTGTGTATGTTCTCCAACTTCATGACTATGTGATGTATCAGCGTTTTCTAATTTATTAACTTTCTCTTCTAATACTTTTATCTCTGATAAAAAACTCATGTCGATATTTTTAGATGCACTCTCTAACACTTCTAACTTAGTCATAATCTCACCATACTTAATAAAACCACCACCGATTGCGGCAATGACCCCAAGTAATGCAGCTACTCCTGCTAATTGATTTTTTATTTTATCCATTTTTTAAAACCTCTAGTTCTATTAGTATTTGTTGTTTTTTAATATTTATTTTTCTTAGTTTTTCTTGCATAATAACTACAGGATCATTAGCTATATAATTATTTAAACTAACATCAGTGTATAGCTGTCTCATATCCTGTATCTGCAATTGATCTAAGTATATATTTTTACTTTTATAGAAGGGTATGTCATAAGAATCAAGGGATGCTTGGTCACTTACCATAGCATCTAGCTTAATAATATTTTTAATTTGTAAATTCTTTGATATATCTTTTATATCTTTATCTACTTTATCCATAATTTTTACCAAGTTAGCTTTGATTGCTTTTTCCTGTTGTATCTTTTTTTGTTTGGTAAGCTTCTTAGCTTGAACAACGGGCTTCTTAGTATCATCGCTAGAAGATTTCTCTTCTTTAACTCCTTCTTCTTTTGTTTCTTCATTAGATGCTTCGGTAATTTTAGTAGGCTCTTCCTCAACCACTCCTTCTTCTTCAGTCATCTCTGTAGATTTTTCTTCTGTAAATGTTTCAGACATCATGGTAGATTCTTCCTCTGTTATTTCTTCTTCTTGAAATGTTTCTGTAGTGAAAGTTTCTTCGTTCTCGGCTGATTCCATAAATACGGGTCCATCTTCTGTGACGAATGATTCTTCTGATGAAAATTCCTCTTCTTCAGAAACCATCGGTAAGAATGTTGCAATGATTTCATTGGACTCCTCATATATTTCTTCTATTATCTCTTCGTTTTCAAAAGTAAGCATTGGTCCATCTTCAAATTCCATACCATCATCTTCCATAAAAAATTCTTCATTCATTTCAATAAAAAATTCTTCAATAAATTCTTCTGCAAATGTAAATGTCTCCATCTCCATAGGCATCTCCATTTCAAACTGTGGCTCCTCGTTAAAAGTAAAAGTCTCTTCTTCAAAAGAATTTTCTATTTCTTCCATTACATTTTCACTTACGCCTATTTCTAATTCTTCAAAGATTTCATTTATCTCATCTTGAATAGATTGATCTATAGGTTCTGATTCATATGTAACTGTAAGAGAAGGTTCTTTTAAATCTACTGAGTAGTGACTTGTGCTGTTAGAAGTGTCTGTAAAATCATACCTTACATTAATATCGAAGTCTGTTTGAGTGCCTCTAGATATAGACAGATTATCAGATCCAGATTGGTAGCTACCACAGTTAATACTGCCACAACCTGTAGAACTATATGTCCTAATTTGTGTTGTTGCTTCACCATCTGCTCCAGTTATTGTTACTGTTGAGGTAACTGTAGAATTATAATTGTTCCAATGCCAATATCTAAAAGAATGGCTTGATGTAAAACCATCTTGTAATTGTGCCTCAGTTAAATTTGCATCGTCTTTTAAACTTACATCATCAGACTTAATATATGTATTATTAACAGCAGCAACTGTACTGTTGCCGTGTCTGCCAGTAGCAGTACCAGACCAACCTGTAGAAAAATCTTGACTAATTAAATTATTTGTTGTGGTTTCTTCTGCTGAAGTTGTGTGGGTTA